TCTGGGTTTCGGGATATCGTACAAATGTTTGGTTTACATAAATCCGTAAACAAATTATGTAAACCTAAGTTTACATAAAAAACGCGGCCTAGGGCAGTCGCACGCGGGCCGCTGAATTATGTAAACCTAAGTATGACAACAAGTTTACATAATTTGTTTACCTAGGACAGAGTTAACATAATAAGTTGTCGCATTTAATAAAAAAGATAAGCGAACATTTAGTCGCTTATCCATTCAGTGATGTTAAGATTGTTTATAAGTTTAGGGATAATTTTAGAATAGTTTTTTGCGATTGCTTGTTCCCATTCTCTCACTTGTTCTTTATGCTCTTTGATGTACTCCATTGCCCATTTGTCAGCATTCCTTTCAAGTGCTAAATTAAAGTATTTTTGATACATCCAGTTTCTTACTCTTTCACTATTACAAAATATAGCTTGAACTTTTTGTATTAAGCTTGTTACTCTGGTGTATACAAAATCATTAAATTTTGAATAAGTGTAAATATGCCCTATTTCATGAAGGAATGAAAGTATTTCATTTGAATATTGTTCCTGTATGTTATATTCCTGTAATCTTCTTTTCATTTTTTCATTGAATGCTTTACTTCCCATAATATCTTCAAATACGGGGATTTCAATTTCCAAGTCATATTCGTCTCTACAATAGCAACAAAATTTTTGTCCTATCACAATTCGAATATCTGTATAATTTCCAGTTATCTCTTTTATTATATTTTTATATGGTTTTAAAATTTGATTAAAATATCTTTTTGTTTTCATTTTTACCACTTTCCTTTCTTTAATTATATTATAACATTTTATTTATTATTTGTCAATAGTTTTTCAAAATTTTTATATTTTTCTTTCCAAGCAAGGACTTGTTTAATTTCCTCTTTATCTTGTTTACATAATTCTCTCCTTGCCTTTTTATGTATTCTTTGAGTATCTCCTTTAATTCTCTTACATACTTTTGGACAGTTCCAGTCTAAACTATCAGCCATTTTCATTGATTTTATTTTAAATAAATCTTTCATAATATCTCCCTCACTTTCTATAATTATTATACTACATTATAATAATTTTGTCAATAGCAAAATAAAAAATTTTTTATTTTATTTGAAAGGTGTTATGTAAACTGCGCGCGGATCCGGTCGATGAACATTTGTTCGCGTTTGCGTCTGCATGCATCTGCACCGCCGCAATTATGTAAACAAAAAAGGCTGTTATGCTACAGCCTTAACTAATTCAGTTAATTGCTTAATTGCTAAACCTTTCCATTTGCCTGTGCTATTGTCTGCTACTTTTGTTAATCTCTTAATGCCTACTCCTCCAGCACTTTCCCACTCTGTTAGGTTCTTTGTGTAATCATCTAGTAAATAGCTTTCGTTGTCTATCGTTAAGCCTTTACTTTTTAAGTATTCTGCTTTATTATCTCCACATCTACAAATTAAAACATTTGTTAATAAATTAATATTTGGAAGATATTTGCAAATCCATTCTATTTTGTCAACATCAGCTTGTTCATTTGGACTTGCTGAAATTATGTAAACATTTCCTGCTTTTGCCATTTCGTTTATTGTTTCAATGCCTTTGTATGCTAATAAGTTAGCGAAGAAACCTTTTTCATTATCAAATCTTTTCAAAGCATTTCTTACATTGAACCTTGCTAATGTTCCATCTAAATCTAAAAATATTTTTTTCATAATATCAAACCCTTTCTTTTCCCTTTGTTAATATTATTATACTACACTAGGGGTTATTTGTCAATACTTTTTCTAAAATTTCTAAAAAATTTTTTCCTTCTTCATAAGTAGGATTATGTAAACTTTCCCACAATTCTACAACTAGATCATCTTGAGTCATTTTTGGCATTATGTAAACCTCCCTTCAATAGCCTTAGGCTACGGCTTGTTGTGGTATTCTCCAACAAGCCCTATTTATTTTTTTATCAATAGATTTATGACTTTTAAAACATCTTGCTAAAATTTGACTTTCAACTATTGCGTCTGCTAGTCCTGTGTGTTCTTCTTCAAAGTCTATTTGCTCACAATAACCAAACATTCTTTCGGCATTAGTTATTAAGTTATTATTTGTATTTCTTACATTTTCCCATTGAAAAGTTTTTTGTGTTCCTAATACTTGACAAGCAATGTGCCAAATATCACAAACTTTTGTTCCGTATTTGAAGAACCAACGGCAAGCAGAACCAGACAAGTAACGAACTGTATTATTTAATGTAGTGTAATCAAAATTAGCATTGTATGCGTAAACTTCTGTAATATTAAAGTATTCCATAGCACTTTTTATTCTTTTTCTTGCTTCCCAAATGGTAACTTTTTCCATTTGACCTTTTGCTAGTTTTTCATAATATTTAGGTAGCTTGTTTTTATAGTATGCTGTACTCATTAATTCTTTCCAATCGAATATCTCTTGAATTGCGAATGAGCGTTTTGCGTAAATATTTCCTTGTTTATCAGCTATTACAAAGCCAATATCATAAACTAAACCATCGTTTGGAGCTCCTTTTTCCATAACATTATTTGTTGTTTCAACATCTAAAACCATAACATATTTTTTTCTTTTATCGACTTTCATTTTTAAAACCTCTTTCCCTTAACTTTAATATTATTATACTACTTTATCTTTTGTTTGTCAATAGTTTTTTGAAAATTTTTTTTAATTTTTTAGAAGCGGAAATCCTTGCTACATCAGGCTTTGCAGAAACGCTAAAAAAATTAAAAAAATTTTTTATCCTTAGAGTCACAAGGCTTTGCTCGATCTCCTTTGTGTAGTAAGTATTAGAGCGGTTTAAACAAGTGTTCGGTTTTGGGAGTAACACATTATGTAAATTAAACGCCTGTTCGGTTGCAAAATTATGTAAACTTATTATGTAAACTAAAAACGGCGCGGCACCACCGCACGCGCGCCGTCAAAACAGAAGTTTGGTTTACATAATTATCTACCTAATAAGTTTACATAACCTGTTACCGCAGTTAACATAATAAAAGTTTGACAACCTTAGTTGTCAAACTTCTTAGCTTTATAATTCTCGCATAGTCTTTTTAATAATTCTTTTTTAGCTCGTAGGCTTGCTTTGTCTCTGTCATATTCTCTAACTTTTATTTGTGTGTAGCTGTTCTCTTGTAATTCCTTCCAAGTTATTCTTCTATTGTGACAAATATTTAAAATAGCTTTGTTTTGGTACTCTCTTTTGTGTTCATTGTAATCTTCCATACTTTCAATATTTATTAATGTGCTTATTGGTCTATATTCTCCATTTGTTGCGAATAATGTAACTTGTAATTTCATAACTTTCACACTTACCCTTTCCCTTAACTTCTATAATTATTATAGCACTTTTACAAAAAGTTGTCAAGTCTTTTTGCAAAAGTTTTTTATTTATTTACTTCTGTTGTAATCAAAACCAGTTGCTTCCATTGCTTCTATTATTTCAGCATTGTTTTTTCTTGCGATGTTCCAAGCTTCATTTGAGTATTTTCCATACTTTTTATACCATTTAGCCCAATTTTTATTTGATTTTTTCAACTGTCTTTGTGCACTTTTTACAATTCTTTTTGCTTGATTTTCGTGAGTATAGCATTTTGTTATTTTAGCGATAATAAACATTATTCCATAAATTAGCCAACCTATTACTCCCATACCTAAGCCGAACACCTTTTCTTCATCTTCATTTGTTGCTAAAATTGTAATAAATACAACTAATTGCCAAATTCCAACTCCTAATAATACTAATAAAATTTCCTTCATAATTCATCAACCTCTTTCCTTAACTTCTATAATTATTATACACCCATTCGGTGATTTTGTCAAGTACTTTTTGAAAAAATTTTAAAAAATTTTTCAAGAGGTTTTGGGAAGTTATTATGTAAACCAAATAAGCGTTTGGCGAACAAAAAAATTTCTAATAAACATCTGTTCGCAAAAAACGGCGCGCCACACCCGCAAGCGCGCCGTCGAATTATGTAAACTTTGATTAAATAAAAATAAACTGCGTTACCGCAGTTTACATAATTAGCAGGCTTTCTCAGGAATTGAACCCTCCATACTTGGCTTTCGCCAATGGTTTGACCACTCACCCATAGCCTGATGTATTTTGCAAGGGAAGGTAGCTTTGCTGTCTCAGTCCTCTCAAGCATTTACTTGATACTCTTTGACTTTTGTCGGAGCCACCTACCGAACTCATTTGTTTTCTTCCCTTACTGTAATTATATTATAACATAGATGTTATTATTTGTCAATAGTTTTTTGAAAAAAATTATTTTTTTTTTAAGAGAGAAATGGTTTTGCTGTTCTTATTTAAGATAAATTTTATTTACTTACTATCGAACTTAGTCGGAACCATTTAACCGAACTTGTTTATCTCTCTTAACTTTAATATTATTATAGCACTTTATTTTTTATTTGTCAATAGTTTTTTTAAAATTTTTTTAATTTTTTTCTGTAGCAAATAGTTATTTACTATTTGCTACCATTTTAAATATACTTGCTATTGCTACTATTGCCATTACTATTAATGCCCAAGTGTGGGTTTCTATAAATTGCTCTAGCATACCAACACACCAGAAGAACCCTAAAATTAAACCTGTTCCAATAGCACACTCTAAAATAAATACAACTAACTTTCCGATTAAATACTCCACAATATTTTTTTTATTCATTTTTACTTTTTTCATAATTTCAATACCTTCCTTTCCTTAACTCTAAAGCTATTATAACATAGCTTTAGAGTTTTGTCAATAGTTTTTTAAAATTTGTTATTAAATTTTTCAGTTAAATAAAAACCTAAAATACTGAATAAAAATAAACTAACTACGGTTATTATTGCACATAATGTACCATTTATATTAAATAACCAACAAAAACCTATTCCAAACACAGCACCGCCGCCAAAACAACACCAAATACAGAATATAACAAAAATTACATCTAAAAATTCTTTCATAACTCATCAACTTCCTTTCCTTAACTCTGATATTATTATACACCTATTTAATTATTTTGTCAATAGCTTTTTAAAAATTTTTTAAATTTTTTTGTGTCTTACATCCGTTGCATCAGAAGGCATCCACCCATCAGCTTACACCCTCAATGCATCTAGCCTTCGGTACGTCAGGTTCTTAATTATGCAAACATTTGTTTTGAGTACTGCATCTTATGTAAACCGACAAATATTTGTTTGGTTTTGGGATTTATCTATTATGTAAACCAAGCCGATGTTCGCACAAAAAATTATGTAAACCTATTATGTTAACATAAAATCGTGCCGCCACACCCGCGCGCGGCACGATGAATTATGTAAACTAGATTTTATGTAAAATAAAAAGCCTTTCGGCTTTGTACCACTTTGCTGATTAAAGGTTTCCCAGTAATCTATTGACGGAGTGGCTAACCGTCCTGGAGTAGGACTTTTAAAAAGATATCCTCAAGAACTTTTTTAGTAGCAAGATAGAGAATTGGCTTTGCTGTTCTTATCCATGTTACCTGTTATCGAACTTGGTCGGAGCCATTAACCGAACTCTTTTATCTCTATCTTTACTATACTTATATTATAACATATTCATTTTATTTTGTCAATACTTTTTTTAAAAATTTTTTATTTTTTTTATTCTTCATATTCACTTTTATAATATTCTTTTATCTCTTTCTTTGTTGGTATTAGATAATCTTTTAAGTACTTTCTTTTAAAATATGTTCTTTCTATTGAGTATAATATTATAGTTAATCCATTGTCAATTAAATTAAAAAATTCACTTATTTTTTCAAATAACCAACTAAGTAATGGAATAAACCAAAATAATACAACAAATAAATAACGTAATGTCATTACAAAACCTTTGTTCTCTTCTTCCCATTTTACTTTAATATTTAACTTTCCTTCCTCATCAAAATATCTTTCAATTTCCTCATTACACATTCTAATATTCTTCATACTTAACAACTCCTTTATCTCTTAACTTAATTACATTATATCATACTTACTTAGCTTTGTCAATAGTTTATTGTAAAAAACTTTTATTAATTTCAATGTGCTCATACTCGTAGTCATACAACTGCCCATTGATATCTAGTGTAACAATACCCTTGTCTACTTCTTTTATTGCGTCTACCTTAATATTTTTTATTAAAATTTTTTCTGTTGCTATTGCTGTAATAACAATAGCAACAATTAACAAAACAATTGTTTTAATTTTATTCATTTTCATCAACTCCTTTTTTCTCTGCTCTCTTCCTAGCATAATATTTCAATAGGTTTACCTTGTGTTGAAACTCTTGTTGCTCTTTTATCTTGTCGATGTCATACTCTCTTGTCTTTACCTTTGTGTATCCTTCTTTGATTAAGTCTTGTGGTGTTGTGTGTCTGTAATGTGCTATGTTCATCAATGCTCTTCTTTGCTCTTGTGCTTTGTGTTGTTCGTATTGCTCTATGCTCTCAACCTCTATTATTGTACTTACTGGTTTGTACTTACCCTCGTTGTGGAAAAATGTAACTTGTAACTTCATAACTATCTCTCCTCTCTTTACTATAATCATTATACTACATTGTGCTTTATTTGTCAATAGCTTTTGCAAAAAAACTTTAACTTTTTTTGTTCGTACATTTGTTCGCTAGTTTTGGGATGTAAAGGTATTATGTAAACTTGCGGAAACCCCAAACAAATGTTCCAAAGGTTAAGTCATTATGTAAACTCGGCTTGGCACGACCGCGCCTGCGCCGATGAACCATCAAGTTATTTCAAGTGTTCTTATTTAAACTGCTTTGTGTAAGTCTCTTTGCTTTGATGATTTTATTTTGTGTAGAATTTTCATCACAAAATTATATTTTATTATTCTCAATGTCAATGTGCTTTACTCTTGCTTAATCACTGTGCTAAACAATAGATGAATAGATGCTTGCACGGCTGCTAATTCAGAAGCGGCTTGGTTGAAGAGGCTTCCATTCCCAACGTACCCTAATGCTTTTAAGTCATGAGAATTAAGTTGGGGGGTATAGTTACGGGAAAAAATTTTTTTAGTTTTGAAAAAATGTCTAGTCCTCGACATAAAAATCTCTAAATCATTTTTTGATTTCAGAATACAATAATTATTTCTTTCTTTCTCCTTATATATTTCCTATTCCTATATATATTTCACGAAATGCTTTGATAATATCATCTTCATTTATATAACCATCATATTTTTTATTTTTAGCTTCTATCCAAGCTTCAGTCAATCTCATTGCTACAAAAGCTTGCTCATTTTCGAATTTAACCTCCATTATTTCTTTCCCTCCAATTTTTTCCAAGCCTTAAACTCTTCAAATTGTTTCTCTCCCCAAAATTTTTCACAGTATTCTTGATATGGTGCGGCAACCGCGCATTTGCGCTTATAATAATCCAAAGCTGTATTAATTCCTATATTCCAGCCAACTAAAAATACCATAGTTAAAATAGCTATTATACTTATTATACTTTTTATCATCTTTTTTCTCCTTTCCTTTTATATTTATATTAAATCATAAATTTTTATTAAAATCAATAAAAATTTAAAAAAGCGCTTGACAAAAAAATATTTTTTTGGTATAATAAATATAGAACAAGGACAAAATTAATTAAATGAAATAGAAGGGAGTATTTAATGGAAGAAAATGAAAATAAATCTTCAATTAAATTAGACTATACAATAAAAACAGCAGAAGAACGTAGCGTTTTTGTGCAACATCTAATAGAGAATACTCCGCCAGCACAGTTTAATGAAAAATATATAGAAATATTATCAGATTATATAATTTTTGCAATGGATAAAAAAGAGAGAAAAGAAAGAAATATATTAACAGAAAATAGAATGGTAACTGTCAACAAGAGAGAGACCTCTTATCAAGGCTTAGCGGAAAAATTTGAAAATGGCGAGGATGGATTATCTAATTTAATACACGAAGATAAAAATACAATATTAACACCTAAAGTATCAATTACTGCGGCAGATGTAGAAGAAATACCGCCTCTAAAAGATCTTAGGGAAGCGATTGAAATAATTAAAGCACAAGAAAAGAAAGCAACTGGCAAGCGCAAATATTTGTTAAAGAAACAACTTATAGAAATGTGCCAGCAACAATATATTATTAAAAATGAATATAAACCACCAATGTATGGTTCTGGTACTGCGAGAAGTATAATTAAGGCGGATTTAAATGATATATATAGCATGGATGTAAATGGCGAGCCTGTTAATAAAGGATTAATATCATTTTTTAACCCTAAACATTTATCTGCTCTTTTGTGTAATTATTCAGCCTTAAAAGAAGAAGCCTATGGAGATTTTGTTCATGATGGTTATTATATGATGGAAGACTTAGATAATTTAATAGAAAAAACTTTAAAAGATAATTATCCTTTATATTATGATTTACTTATTTATAAAATTGATGGGCGACAAAACGCAGAAATACAGTTACTAATAGACGCAAAGTATGGAATTAAACATTCAGTAGAATATCTATCTTCTCTTTGGCGCAATAAAATTCCAAAGCTATTGGCTGAACAAGCTAAAAAAGATTATTTAATATGACATTATACAACTCAAGAATATGGAAAATGGAAAAGATGTTCAAAGTGTGGGGAAATTAAATTAGCCCATAATTACTTTTTTTCAATTAATAAGACAAGTAAAGATGGCTTTTATAGTATTTGTAAAACTTGTCGCAATAGTAAAAATAAGAAAAAAGGAGATTAAAAGATTATGGATATGTATACATGCGAGAAATGCGGCAGGGCGATGAAAGAGGACCAGTTCTATCAATATAAAGACGGGTCTAAAACAGAACTTTGCAAAAAATGTTTAACTATGCACATTGATAATTTTAATCCAGATACTTTTACATGGATTTTAGAAAAAATGGATGTTCCATACGTTCCAGAAGAATGAAATGTCTTAAGAGATAGAGCTTTTGCTAAAAATCCAAATTTAAATGGAATGTCTGTATTTGGCAAATATCTATCTAAAATGAAGCTAAAACAATGAAAAGACTATTGCTGAGCAGACTCAGAAAAATTACAGACACTTAATGCGGAGAAGCAAAAAGTATTAGTTTTAAGAAATCAACAGAGCCAAGAAGATTTAAAAGAAAAATATGAAAATGGAGAAATTTCTGAAGCTGAATATAAAACTATGACTTCTGTTCCACTTCAGGCGGCAGCGCAGATGCCAGGAGTTTTGGCCGGGAGTATTGGCGCAAATAATCCATTCTATGAAACAAGTGGAATGCAGCAAACTGATTTACCTAATCCTGCAGATGACCTAACAGATGAAGATAAAACTTATTTAGCAATGAAATGAGGAACTATGTATCAGCCAAGAGAATGAATTGAATTAGAAAAGACTTATAAAGAAATGGAGCAATCTTTTGATATTCAAGATGCAGATACAATCAATACTTTAATTCTTATTTGTAAGACAAATTTAAAAATGAATCAATATATAGATAGCGCAGATATTGAAGGATTCCAAAAATTATCAAAAGTTTCTGAATCGCTACGTAAGAGTGCAAAATTTACGGCCGCACAAAATAAAGAAGAAAAAAATGATTATGTTGATTCTATTGGAGAATTAGTTGCTATGTGTGAAAGAGACGGATTTATTCCTAGATATGCCACTGATATACCACAAGATAAAGTAGATTTAACATTAAAAGATATGAATGATTATCTAAAAAAATTAGTTACTCAAGATTTAGGTTTTGGACAACAGATAGAAGATGCTTTAAAGAAAATACAAATTCAAAAAGAAATGAATGAAAGCGCAGCTTTACCAGAAGATGAGCAACAACTTATTGATGAAGACTATGAAGAATTCTATAATAGTGTAGCTGAACAAAAAGAACAAGATAAAAAGTTATATGAGAAAGAGAGTGATGAATAATGGCATTAGCAGATTTAATGGAATTATCTCTTTCGAAAAACACAAAAAAGACAGGGATATCAGAGGAAAGAATTAGGGCGCAAATACCTATTATAAGACAATATATTGCTTATTGGCGCGAATACCCAGATATGTTTGTTGAATTTTTATGCGGAAATAATCCTGAAAATTTTCAACTATATTTTTATCAGCGATTGTTCTTAAGAGCAGTTATGAGACATAGATACGCTTATGCTACTTTCCCTCGTGCCTATTCTAAATCGTTTTTATCAGTTTTAATACTAATGTTAAGATGCGTTTTATTTCCAGGCGCACATTTATTTGTTACTACAGGAGGTAAAGAGCAAGCCGCAGGAATAGCAAGAGAAAAAGCAGAAGAATTATGTAAATTAATTCCTGGCTTAAAAAATGAAATAGATTGAACTAGAGGAGCCACAAAAGCGTCTAAAAATATGGTCGAATATCTATTTAAAAATGGTAGTAAATTAGATATTATTGCCGCACAACAATCTTCAAGAGGTAAACGTGCAACTGGCGGTTTAATGGAGGAATGTATTTTAATTGACCAAACTCTTTTGAACGAAGTAATAATCCCTACTATGAACGTAGATAGACGTCTTGCTGATGGTAGTCGTATTGAAGAAGAAGTTATTAACAAATCTCAGATTTATGTTACTACTGCGGGATGAAAAAATTCATTTGCCTATGAAAAGTTAATTCAAATACTTATTCAGCAAATTATAGAACCTGCGGAAGCTGTCGTTCTAGGAGGAACATGGCGCGTTCCAGTTATGGAAAAGTTACTTAAAAAGTCATTTATTGAAGAACTAAAATTAGATGGAACATATAATGATAGTTCATTCGCGCGTGAATATGAATCTGAGTGAAGCGGAGATGCGGAAAATGCATTCTTTAGCGCAGAAAAATTTGATAAACATAGAGTGCTATTGCAACCAGAATATGAATACAGTGGAAGAAGCAGTAAATCAGCTTATTATGTTTTAGGAGTAGACGTTGGTCGTATTGGATGTACGACAGAAGTTTGTGTCTTTAAAGTAACTCCGCAAGTACAAGGAGCTTCATTAAAAACCTTAGTTAATATTTATACGTATGATGCAGAAGATTTTGAAGTTCAAGCAATGAATTTAAAAAGGTTATATTATAAATATAAAGCTAGAATTATCTCTCTTGATGCCAATGGTTTGGGTATAGGTCTAGTAGATTTTATGACAAAAAGTCAGATAGATCCTGAAACTGGAGATGAATTACCTCCATTCGGGGTAGAAGGAGGAACTTCAGAAGATACTCTTGAATTATATAAAAAAATAAAAGGACCAGAAGTTGAAAATGATGCTTTATATTTAATAAAAGCTAACGCCTCAATAAATACAGAGGCGCACACTTATGTTCAAACTCAATTAGCCAGTGGAAAAATTAAGTTATTGATAGACGAAGGCCAAGCAAAAATAAAATTAATGTCAACTAAAGCAGGGCAAAATATGGATAATGATAAAAGAGCTGAACAATTAAAACCTTTCACATTAACAACTATTTTGAGAGAGCAGATGTTAAATCTAGTTGAAGAAAATGAGGGCGTAAATATTATCTTGAAGCAGTCGAATAGAGGTATTAAAAAAGATAAATTTTCTGCTTTTGAATATGGACTATATTATATTAAGCAGGAAGAAGATAGAAAAAAGAAAAAGAAAAAAAGAAATATTTCAGAAATGGTGTTCTTTTCTTAGGATAGTTGGGCAAATTCAAAATATTTGATTAAAACGAAAATAATATATTCTTAGAAAAGACTTAGTGTATAGAGGAGGTTAGATATGCGCGCAAGTCGTGGAGAGATAAAAATAGCAGATGTGCTTAGTGAAGCTGGATTAAGTTTTCAAGAAGAATATTCTTTTCCTGACTTAGTAAGTTCATCTGGCAGACCTTTACGTTTTGACTTCGCTGTTTTTGATGATAATGGAGACTTGGATTTCTTGATTGAATTTCAAGGAATTCAACATTATGAAGCAAAAAGTAAGTTTGGGGGTTCCTCAGGACTAAGGAAACAACAATTTAATGATATGCAAAAAAGAGAATATTGTCGAAAACATAATATAATTTTATTGGCAATTCCTTATTATGATGAAGGAAAAATTGATTATGATTATATTATGAACGCTTATTATATATTAAGTGGAGATTAATATTACTATTATACAAGAAAGTAGAGGTGTCCAAAAAATAAATGATTAATAGAAAAGAAGAAATAAAGAAAAAAGGCTTTACTATGGACCTTGCTATTGACACCCAAGATGATGTTTATTCTCAAACTTATATGCCTATTGATTTTTCTAAAATCAAAGTGGGCGCAAAGACTTTAGAAGATGCCGTTCTAGATTTAGGTTCTTTACATAAACAGAATCCTAGACTAGCAGATAAAAAGACAATATTAGATGCAATAGATAGAAATAATTATGAATTAATGAGAGAAATTTCAAATTATTTCTATAAAACAAGCGGAATTTATAACAGATTATGCAGATACATGGCTTATATGTACAGATATGATTGAATGATAACTCCTTACATTAACTCTGATAATGTAAAAGAAGATAAAGTACTAGATATTTTTCATAAAGCTATTACATTTTTAGATAACTTTGAAGTAAAACGCTATTTTGGTGAAGTCGCTTTAAAAGTAATAAGAAATGGTTGTTATTATGGTTATATAATTCCGAATGGAGATAAAGTCCAAGTTCAAGAATTGTCACCTAATTATTGTCGCTCTAGATTTAGTGTAAATGGTCGTCCTGCTATTGAATTTAATATGAAATGGTTTGATGACAAGTTTAGAGATGCTAATTCTAAAATGAAAATGCTAAAATTATTTCCAAAAGAATTTGCAAAAGGGTATATTCTGTATAAAGAAGGAAAATTACCACCTCAGTTTGCGGGAGATACTTCTGGATGGTATCTATTAAGTGTAAATGATACAATTAAATTTAATATTAATGGAGAAGATTTTCCTATGCTTATTTCTGTTATTCCAGCTATTGTGGATTTAGATGCAGCGCAAGAACTAGATAGAAAGAAAATGGCTCAAAAATTACTCAAAATTATTATTCAAAAGATGCCTATTGATAAAAATGGAGATTTAGTATTTGATGTTGATGAGGCTCAAGAGTTGCATAATAATGCAGTTAGAATGCTAGGAAAAGCAATAGGAATTGATGTTTTAACTACATTTGCAGATGTAGATGTTGCAGATATGGCAGATAAGAATACTACTACGACAGTAGATGACCTACAAAAAATTGAAAGAACGGTATTTAATGAAGCAGGTATTTCTCAAATGCAATTTAATACAGATGGAAATATAGCTTTAGAAAAATCAATTTTAAATGATGAGGCGGCAATGTATAACCTATTACTTCAATTTGAAGCATTTTTAAATGATTTGCTAATTCCTTTTAACAAGTCACCTAAAAAAATTCAACTAAGAGCGCAAATACTTACTACAACTATTTATAATTATAAGGAAATGGCTAAATTATATAAAGAACAAACTCAATTAGGTTATAGTAAAATGTTACCACAAATTGCTCTTGGCCAATCTCAAAGTTCAATTTTAGCAAATGCTTATTTTGAGAATGACATATTAGATTTAGTTAATGTATTTATTCCACCATTGATGTCTAGTACAATGAATGGAGATACAATTCAAAATTTAACTAATAGGAATAAAACATTAGATGGCGAAGATTCGCAAGGTGGAAGACCTGCAAAGGCAGATGACGAAAAGTCAACTAAAACAATACAAAATGAAGAAAGTCAAAGTTAAAAGTTTGGACAAAAGAAAATAAATAACATTCATTTAAAATTATAT